CCTGAAGACGAAGAGTTCGAGCGTATTGAGCTTGAGCAAAAGAGAATCATAGAAACACAACAGGCATTGCGTGAAGAGATGAAACAAGCTAGTAAAGCCTTTGATGTTGCATATGAGAACTACAAGCGTAACGAAGTATTAGAAGAGGTAGCCCAAGAGATAGAGAAGTTTAAGGGTTTTGGTGAAGACACCATTGCATCGTTTGCCGTTTACATTCGTGGGATGAAGAAATGACTAGAAAACCTCCATCAAAAGAGTTTTGTTTAAAGGTAGCAGAATGTGCTTTTTACACTCAAGATACTTTTGGAAACAAGTATTGGGAGTGGTTATTCAGATGGGGGTGGCACAAGCATTGGGTAGAAAATTACTGGTACAATAATTAACAAAANATTAANTTAACAAGAAGTAAATGATCGAACAAATCAAGACGTACAACGCCAAGATGAGGGGACAAGTACGCAATCGGAAGTTAGAAGTTGTAGTTGATTTTATTTACAAATGTACCGATTGTGGTACAATATGGAGAACTAAAGATGACACAAAAGCGCACGATTGCCAAGGCAAAGACTCCTGCGACCAAGGCACCCAAAGAAAAAAAAGAGATTAAGTCTGTTCTGAATCCCAGACAAACTACCATCAAGGCAAACAAAGCCCAGCCATTGAACGTAAACCCAAAAACACCAACACAAGAAGAGGTCAACGACCTAGAGTGGATGAACTGGGTAGAGTATGCCCAAGCAAGACTGAGATACTTAGAGAACAAGCTAGAGATCGCAAACGACCAACTTAAAGCCCAAAAAGCCACAATAGACAGACTTAACAGAAGAGTCATGCAGGGATAGCAAAAACAAACACTTTAAGATAAACTAACTACTAAGCATAAGACTTTAGATAGGGAATGCAACAATGACCATAATGTTGTTAGCGTGCACTAACTTATCTATACTAGATTAACTTAGGGGTAAAGACAATGACAGTAGGTCAAAAGACAGGTGGGAGGCAGGCAGGAACGCCCAACAAGGCTACGCAAGAGGCTAGGCAGGCCATAGCTACCTTTGTTGATGGAAACGCTCACAGGCTCGAAAAATGGCTTTCTGAGGTAGCTGAGGGTAATGAAGCTTATGGGATTAAGCCTAACCCAGCGAAAGCATTCGAGTTGTTCCAAAGCGTGGTTGAGTACCACATACCTAAATTAGCTAGAACAGAGATAGCTGGGGATGCTGAGAGTCCAGTAGTCCACGAGCACAGGATTAAGGCTAAAGAATTGATGGGCCAAGTCATGAAGAACATCGAGCTGAAGTCCTGAGATGAATGATGCATTCGCACTGTTAGCAGACCCAAAGGTGCAGGAAGCCTTTGAGACACTGGATTCTGTAGACCAGATTGCGTATGCGAGAAGACTCCAATGGATACAGAGACAGCATAGGCACCAGAAGCTCCCACAGGGGGATTGGTGGAACTTTTGGCTCCTACTGGCAGGTAGGGGTGCTGGGAAGACGAGAACTGCGGCAGAGCAAATCTGGTGGTGGGCATGGCAAGAACCCAACTCACGCTGGCTATGTGCTGGCCCAACCTCTGCTGACGTCAGGGGAACCATGTTTGAGGGGGAGTCAGGACTCGTTGCCTGCATCCCTGAGGAGATTGTGTCTGACTACAACAGAGCGTACAGCGAGATTAAGCTCGTGAATGGATCGCTGATCAAAGGGGTTCCAGCTTCAGAGCCTGAGCGTTTTAGGGGCGGGCAGTATCATGGAGCGTGGTTGGATGAGCTTGCGGCTTGGGACTACCTCCAAGAAGCCTACGACCAAGTCATGTTCTCAGTCCGTCTAGGCGAACGCACAAGGATCATAGCTACCACCACTCCAAGGCCTAAAGACCTCATTGTGGAGCTTGTAGGCAGGGATGGAGACGATGTCAAGGTCACCACAGCCTCTACCTACGACAACATCAAGAACCTCAGCCCATCGTTCCAGAAGCAAATTCTGCAGTACGAGGGCACCAAGCTTGGGAAGCAGGAAATCTACGCTGAAATTTTGGACCCTGAGGACACAGGTATCATTAAACGCTCGATGTTCAGACTATGGCCCAATGGGAAGGAGTTCCCCAAGTTTGAGTACATCGTGCAGAGCTATGACTGTGCATACACTGACAAGACAATAAACGACCCAACTGCTTCCATAACCTTTGGAATGTTCAAGCCTACTGATGGCCCAATGAGCGTGATGGTGATCGACTGCTGGCAAGATCGCTTGCAGTACCCAGACTTACGCCCCAAAGTTAAAGAAGAGTTTGAGGTTGTCTTTGGTGATGGCAGGGAAAAAAAGAGGGTAGACTTGATTCTGATCGAGGACAAGTCAGCAGGGATTTCCCTAATACAAGACTTGCAGAGAGCACACTTGCCTGTGAGGGCGTATAACCCGGGGCGTGCAGACAAAACCCAAAGACTGAATATCGTCTCCAACATCATTTCCATGGGTCGAGTCTGGATACCTGAAAGTGCCAAGACCAAAGGTTTTGTAAAGGACTGGGCTGAAGGCATGGTCAGCCAAGTCTGTAGCTTCCCTGAGTCAGCTCATGACGACTATGTTGATGCCATGACGCAGGCTTTGAGGTATTTGAGGGATGCAGGCTGGTTAGACATTGATGGTCCAAGACCTGAGCCATGGGACATGGATGACTTCGCAGACTCTGGCATGAAGAAAACCAGAGGCAACCCTTATGCCCAGTAGACCCCAAGCTAAAAGGTTGGCATAATGGCAGACATCGCAGTGGGGGATAATCATGCCTGATGACAACAGTACGGGAGCATCGTTTGGTGTCTTCCCACAGATGAAGCCAACCAGATCGTTTCAAGATACTGAGGCTTCTAAAGATATGCCAGTCCAGATGGTTCGTGGAGCTGTAAAGACTGGTCTAGGGATGATCCCTGACATTGCTCAATTGGCTACTGACATTGCAGGCAGTGACACCAAGCTTCCCCTGACATCAGACTGGTGGGAGCAAAAGCTTCCCTTGAAGGCAACCTCACCTGAAGGCAGGTTTGCCAGCTCAATAGGAGAATACTCGCCATTTAACCCTTTGATGGAAGCTGTGCCTAAGGCCATTGGTAAAGGCGTCAGAATGGCTGGAGAAGGCTTGAACGAGGCAATGATGGGCCAAGGTCCAGAGTGGCTCAAGGCTATGGTTCCTCAGCCATTGGGAATCAATGCACCCTACAGGAAGCAAGCTGGAGAGCAAGCAAGCCACTATATAGCCAGTAGCCCACAGACAAAACTGTCAGAAGCCCTTGGCAACCTCAATGTTGAGGGAAAAGGTAGACTAATTACTACACAGTCAGACAGAACAAAGGTTGGTGGTGGCAACATTGGTGGAGCTTCTTTCCCAGCCATAAGCCAAGTTGACCCTGAGTACTCTGGAAAAGTGTGGGGTGTAATGGATGAGGGTACAGCTAGTCGTTTATTAAACCTAAATGATGAGAACGCAATTTACACAACAATGCTTGGTTCTGCTGATCAGCTCAAATCAAATCCAGTTGTTTTTGACCAGTTAAAAAGAGAATTTCTAAGAAACTTGAAGGCAGGCAAAATGAGTCCTGAGCTTGAGGACAAGTTTAATAAAAACCTTCAATTGTTTTTAGGCCCTGATGCAAACATCAAAGACCCACAGATTTGGAAGCTTATTGATACATTTGAAAAGCGAGGCTTAGTGGCTGACCTTATGATGGGGCAAAGTCCATTTGAACCTAAAAAGGGTGGCATTCCTATGGGTGGGGAGAAGAGTGGCAAGGGTGTTATTTTTAAGCCTTCAGATATTCTTAAAGCAGAGTCTGAACCAAACTTGTTACATCCAGAGCATGGGGGTGAGATACCTACATATGCTATTGGGCCAAGGATGTTTAGGCTGAGTGGGGACACGAGCTATAGGCCTGACTTGCACCCCGGGTTCCCAACACTGCTCCATGGCGAAGACTTGAATCAAAATTTTGTCCCCGTTGAGACTGAGATTGCTTTACCTGACTGGCACAAGCGTTTCAAAGAACTTGTTGAAGCTCAAAATAAAATCAAAGAAGCAGAAGGCAAGAAGATTAGAACTGCACCTGCAGGCTACTATGATCTAGCCCTTGGCATCAAGGGTGAAGGTTTGCCTAGCCAAGACATTACTGAAAAGTATCTAACTTGGTTACAACGCCATGGAAAGAAAAAAGGTGGGTCTGTCCATATGTCTGACAATCCAGACACTCAGTGGGCTGAGACAACCTTTGCAGGTGGAGGTATGGTAGGACTAGCAGAAGACGCTGTAAGCCTCATTAAAGGCATTATGGAAGGTCTAGGCACCAAGGAAGTGTCTAAGGCTGAGGCTGAGGCTAACAAAGGCAAGTTCTTGTCTAACTCCAAAGTCAGGGATGTTCTATACCACGCAACTCCAGCAAACTTTAAGGAGTTCCAAGGTGAGGGCTTTGATCCCACAATCAGTGGTAATGCAACATGGCTATCGACTAATCCTCACAAACAGCCAGCCATGCACAACATTGGTGGTGGCAGAGATGCACCCTTTAGAGAAGGCGTCAATGTGATGCCTGTCCACGTCCAAGCCAAAAGCCCATTGGTATTAGACGACCAAGGAATGATCGATTGGGCTAGAGAAGCCTATGCTGGAGGCCACAGTGAGTTTCCTGACCTATTGACTCCCAATACAGTCAAGATGCTCAAAGAAGATGGGTACGACAGCATCATCCATGCTGACCCATACAAAGTTGGTCGTGAGCATGAAGTCATTATGCTTCAGCCTAACCAAATCAAGTCAGCCATAGGTAACCAAGGCACCTATGACACAAGTACACCTGACATCACTAAGAAGCGTGGTGGCCCTGTACACATGGCTGGTGGAGGCAAGTTTGGTGCAATCGAGTCTATGCTAGCAGAAGCTCCTGAGTTAGCCCATACCATTCGTGGATTGTTTACCAAAGAAGCTCCAGATCTCAATGACTTGATTGAAAAGATCAAAACATCTGATCGTCAGCCAGTGATACCCATGCCTAATCGTTGGTTTACCAATCCTGAAGAAAACCCACAAGTACAGACTTTGGTTGAAAAAGTCTTGAATGCTAACAACATGAAGCGTGAGGACTTTCACTCTGGTGCCTTCATAGATCCTAAGACTGGACTGATACTAGACAACCAAATCCACAAAGATGTGGGTGTTGCCATTGATCCACTGACCAATAGACCCATCATGACAACTGGTGGAGTCACTGGCATGGAGTCTTTGCCTAAGGGTCAGGGATCGTTTACCAACTCTAACTTGCTCAAGCAAGGAAAGTACAAGCCAGTTGGTGGTGACTCAATCCTCAATGACCTTGGCTTCATCGCAACAGTTGACAAGGCAGGCATGGGCCATGCGTATGGCTTAGGAACTGACTACGCCTCTCCTGTGCTGTTGAACAACCTTGGAACAGGTTCTAACCCTACTTTGCGTCCCAGAAGCGTTGGTGACGTATTTGGTATTGGTGACGTTGTTGGTCAAATGCAGATCAACAGGAATGGTCCAGTGCACGATGTATATGAAAAGTTATTAGTTGCACCCAAAGGTTCTGACGTTCAGGGTGTCAAACTCAGCAAGAAAAAAGGTGGAAAAGTGACTAAACACATCATTGATGGTCATGAAGTCCACGTTCACGAGAGGATGTTGTAATGCCTAAAGTTAAACCATTATTCTCAGCTCTTGAACAGGCTGTAGAGTCGTTAAACAGGAATAAGGGGACAGGGCAATCATTTATCAATGACTTGCTCAAGAACCCTGCTGTAAAGCCTGCAGAGCTTGCTGATCGTGGAATAGACACCACCTTGAAGGCCATGCCTCAGG